GTACTGTTCTGCTTTTACTTTTGGAAGATTACCAACATCAATATAAAATATTCTTCTTTCTGGTGCTCTTGATAATCTGTAGATAACAAGACTATCTTCAATCATTCTTAATTGGTTAAGTGCCTTGATTGCTTTATGCATATATGATAAGCAAGTTCCCTTATTACGATCAAACAAACCTGATGTCACATAAGTTATTGAATCTTTAGCAATCTTAATGTTCTTTTCACGACCTGATGCAACAGGTGACATAACACCTATTGGATAGTTAGGTTTTGGTGTATAAACATAATATTCTTCAATATCTGGATAGGCAGATGTATTAACACTCTTAAGATTACTATAATCAACTAAACCATTTCCGGGTTTTGTGTTACTGTCTTTCTTCTCTTGCCTGACGAATTTCATCTTCATCGGGTCAATATATCTTAATTCTTGTATTCCATCTTGAGGTCTCTTGACATCGATAACCTTCATGTAATATAATCTTCCGTCTACATACCAATTTCTGAAAATTTCATGAGACTTCTTATCAAAGTCCATGATTTCTTTTAAATGTCTGAATTCTGCTCTAATTTTATCCTTTAGACCATCACTTGCATTTACATTTGATAGTTCAATTTCAATTGGAGAATCATATAGATCACTCACAAGTGCTTCATTTACTACATCTTCAATAGCACCATCGCACTCTGGATGCAGGGCCATTTCACGATATCTTTTAATCAGATCGTACTCTGTTTTATATACTCCTTCTATATCAACATACTGACCATAAAAACCAGACTGTATAAAATAATCGACCCCATCCTCATTGTTCTGAGGAACGGGGGCGACTACTGAATCAGGTTTATTTGCTGAATCATCAATAGAGAAACCAAAAAGTTTAGGCATTGTATAACGTCTTTATAATCTATTATACACTATTTATCAAATAAATCAACCTTTAGTTGATTGCCTCTCCACCGGCATTAGATCCGGTGCCCTTAATTGCTTCCCACCATTGGACTTGGAATTCAGTTGTGAACTCTTCAACACTGTCTACAGTCTCATAACTGAGATCAACAGCACTGATATTTGTTGGGAATACATCATGGAACTTATATGATCTGAGTGTAGATCCATCACGGTCTAACTGATGTACATAAGCATCTGGTTGATACGCTGCTGGATCTTGTGCTCCAGTTGCATCTTCCATTTTGTTTATGAAGTTCATCCATTTTTCCATTGCGGAACGAATAGAGAAGTCTACATCGTTAATAACTGTAACTGTCCATGTGTCAAAGGTTCTGTCACCAGCGATCTTAAGTATCCTACCTCTGAAGTTAACTTCAATAGGTGTGATATTAGATGCAGGTAATTGAGCAGCTTTGACCAAGAATCTTGATTTTTCTTTTACGTCATTCTCGATCGCTATTGGATCAGGAAAGACCAGTTCCACCTCAAAGAGATTCGGCCTTGCACCGCCACCGGACATCTTGCTCTTGAAGTCGGTGATCGTTCTAAGTGGTGGTCTGTTAAATTGGGTTGCCATTTTTGTTAATTACCTCTAGTTAAACAGTTCCAATAACTTCATCGAACGAGATGCCAGTTCTTGTAGCAACGAAGGTAAGACCAATAAAGTTAATTGACCTTGCAGGTTTAATGAATATATCTGCGATAAACTCATTACTATCTATGATGGCAGCAGTGTTATTTGTTTCGTCACAAACAACTCTGAAGTCAAAGATACCTCGTTTAGACTGAACATCACGAAGGAATGGTTCAACAATGTTCACAAAGTTAGTTCTTGTGATTTCGTCGTTGAACTCAAAGAGTTGATCTCTAGCAGCAGCTGAGATTGCCTCTTCAAGGAATATAAACAATCTGCGAACGTTAATACGATCAAATGCAGATGCTTTTCCGAATCCAGTTTTATCACCAAATAGAACAATACCTGCTCCGGGTGAGAATATTACTGGGTTGATTCTATTTGAGTAAAGTACATCTCTCTGAGTTTGATTCGGAGTGTATGCAAGTTTTACTGCGTTTAGAATTCCTCCTCTTGCGGTTCCAGCGGGTGAGAACCAAGGGAAGTTGTTTATGTCATTTCTGGCACATGTTCCAGCGATGTCTCCATTTAATGGTACATATCTGAATGTGTCAGAGAATCTATCGAACATATACTTATATCCACTATCGAATACAGCATATGATGATGATGTAATTGGAGCATAGAATCCAACTACGTTATCTGTGATGTCTGCAGCAGAATTAAGTGTTCCTGTACCAACAGCAGAGTCATTCAAGAATGCTCCTCTATATGGTGAGATGAATGCGACAACATCCTTTCTTAATTCAGCAATTGATATGAGTTTGTTTGCAATTGCTTGCGCCTCATATTGTGGGTAATTTGCAGAACCCATAATTAGGAAGTCAACATCAAACTCTTCCTTGTTTTCAAATAAATCATAACCAGCAGTGATACCACCTACACTTGCACTCATTGCTCCAGCAGTCTGGATTCCTGTCATACCATTGTAGTTTTTACCACCAGTAAGTGTTAAAGTCTTAACACCTGATCCAGCATAAGTGATTCCTTGTGCATCTTGATCCCATGCGTTATCTGTTTCTCTTGTAAAACCACCAAATTCAAATGAAGTTGTAGTAATACCTGAAGAAGCAGCAGTTGGGCCACCCATTCCAAATATTTGATTTGAGTTGTTATAAAGATACTTTCTCCAGTAAGAAGGTGATCCAGCAGAGAATTCAGCATCTTTTGCCTTTGAAAGACCTAAGTGCTTCTCAAGAACTGTACCAGCGTTTCCTGTTACTTCACCTTTATCGTCAATTACAACAACATGAACTTCGTCATGTCTTGAACTTCTTGCAGTAGCATAGGAAGATGTTCCGGGTCTTTCTGCAAGTGTATTCCACTTAACTGTAGAATTACTTAATGTAATTGATTGCTGATCAAACCAATCGATTGGAGTTCCAGCAGTTGTAGTGCTACCGCCACCTGTGTTAGCAGACATGCCATAACTAATTACTCCACTGTTAAACTCATATACTCCACCGGGTTGATAATCTTTTGATGTTTCAATACCAGCAGCAGATACATGTGCTACAAACTTAACACCAATTGTTGCTCCACTTACTTCTGTGATGATACCTTTGAAGAAACCATCAAGTAGTGTAGTTGATCCTACACCGGGAAGAACTGTTCCAGTTGGTACTGCTTGAGTAACACCTATTCCAACAGTTAATGTTGTTATACCAGCAACAATTTGCTGATCTGCTTTACCATCGATAATTGCTACCTTAATACCATTTGCCCAAGAACCGGGGTTTCTTGCAGCAACAATAGAATTAGATAGATGGTTTAGATCATAACCTTTGTTATTATAATCTTGTGAACTTAAAATTTTGATTTCGGGTGAACCGTCATCAGTTGCATTTTTGAGGTCGTCATCATCCGATCTCACAACACTTAAGATACCACCATATGAAAGATATGATGAAGCGGTCAACCAATATTCATAGTGCTTGTCTATGTCAAGTGGTTCACCGAAGTTATCAATTAAGTCTTGTTCGTTCTCAATTGTAGTAGGCTCATTGACTGGGCCTTTTTGAAATGGTGCAACTAATGCACCCGCCTTTGTAGTAGCAGTATCTACTCTACCAATAGTCAGGTCAACTTCTCTTACAACGAGTCCGGGAGATGCTAAATTTAGAGGCATCTTTTTTTTCTCCGTAATGTCCAGAATTAATCTGAAATTATTTATTGAAAAGGGTATTTACAGTGGGGAAACTATGCGTGAACTACCAGTCTGGGTATTCCCATCTATTACTTATCTTCTTTTTTGATTGTTTTATTCTTATTTTTGTACAATCCTTACACTCATACGAATAAGATGATAGTGTACTACGATTCTTTCTTGTAAGATAAAAATCGTCCATTAGAGTTTTAACCTTTCCACAGACTCTACATTTTCTTTCTGTGAATAATAGATGTTCTAATTCAACCTGATCATCTAAATCCATTAGATTTGAATTACCTGATCTATTTCTGGCCACTTTGCTTTTAAATGTGATTCAACTCCTTGCTTTAATGTAGCAGCACTCATAACACATGTAGTACATGCACCTAGTAATTTAACCATAACAATTGCACCAGAATCAGTATGCTCGATTCCTATGAATTCAAGATACCCTCCATCCGCTTCAATATATGGACGTATCTCATCAAGTACTGTATTTACATTTATATCTGTGAGTTCCATTACGTTATACTAATTGTTTGTGATCCATCCTTATTATCAGTTATTACAATTTTTTTATCCGGAAATGATTTTGAGAGTATTTTCTTCAATTTTCTATATTTAAAAGGGTTGTCCATTAATAATAATCCCACATGTATGATCGATCACCATATTCATCTACCTGCCATGTATCACCCTGATTATCAGTAAAGGTATTCTCATCTAAACCATCTTGAATGAATCCAAATGGTGCCATGTCCTGTTCAATTTGATTTCTTTGTTCTTCATATAATCTTTTTCGTATATCATTATCAGTCATTTCTTTGAAATAATCCTGTGCAACTAACCATGCAAATATGACTAAACACATTGCTAAGTCATCATTACACCCCTCTTCTGCCTCAAATGAATTGTGTTTCTGTGAAAAAGTAGTCAATTCTGATATAATTTCATAATCCTTTACGAGTATTTTATCATCCTCAAGTAAAGTTTTAAGGTTTGAGCATCTTTACAGCAGCAGTAGTTCTGACACCTAACTGTGTCTTTTTACCAGAAAATCCTGTTCCTACAACCTGACCTGCACGACCTCTCATCGATGCCATGAGTAAATTATCATATTCAAGATCATAATGAATGATACTTGCAACTTGATCTCCGATATCATTTACCTCAACTAAAAGAAAAGCATCATTATATCCTTTCGCTACATCATAGATGATGCTAGGAAATAACATTGGTTTTATTTCATTATTCCTATACTTGGCAACTATGTTATATGGAAAATTAGTTATATCTACAACTATGAATGCTGAATAGTCATTACCTAGACCACGAGCAACGTCAACAGTAATTAAGTATTGATGATTCTTGATTGGGTTTTCATGTATATCTAAACCTGCATTTCGATTGATTGGGTTCTCATATACTAAATTTTTAAGTTTAGCAGGATTAATTAATGTATTAACAGACCCTAAGAACTCACATTCAAACTCAACTTTGAATTGTTGTTCTGAAGTGTTTGCAATTGTTTGTTCTCTCCATGCTTCATCTCTTCCCGGAACTTCTGACCAATGAACTTCTGTTGGTACATATTCATTTTTACCTCTTTCTGAATCATGCCACATGCGGTAGAAGTGATTCATACCTCGTGGTGTAGAGACTATGATGACTTTTGTGCTTTGTGCAGAAGATATAGTAGGATAAACAGAGGCAAAGAATTGATCAGCAATGTGATTCGGGATAAAA